CCTCCTCCAGCCACTGTTCCAAGCTTTTCATCTCCTGCGCCGTATAGTAGGGCATAGATGAAAGTTTTTGCCTGATTTCTTGATTCAAGTCCAGCAAGTCGCTGATTTGCTGTGTGGATATCGCCGTTAATGATTTCATTTGTATAGTCCTCATCCTTCATATAGTGTGCCAACATACGTAACTCAAGACCACTGGCATCACAGCCTACGATCTGGTAGCCCTCAGGGGCAGACCAACAGGATCTGCACTCATTACCATACGGTGAGTACACCGCAGGTACTTGAGCCATGTTGGGGCTTGAGTGTGTCATACGGCCCGTCACAGCGCCGTTAGTGTTTACGTAACCATGTACTCTACCGTCCTCCTCAACAGCGTCCAGCCAGCTCTGTACTTGCGCTACACGCTTCTGAATCATGAGGTATTTAGCAATGAGTTTTGCTTCAGGTATGTCCGTTACAGTACCCAATACAGATTCATCTACAATTGGATGTCCCTTCTCAGTGAACTGTTTAGGCTCCCAGCCAAACCACTGTAGGTATCTACCTATCTGCTGTCTTGATCCTAAATTGAAAGGGGGATAGTCTATACGAGAAAACCTGCCAGCCACATTCTCAGACTGATCCCCCAGAAACTTTAGGCCAACCGCCGAAAAGGTGCCGTCCTTCTTAACTTTCGGAGTAACCTCTTTAACATATACAGGGAGCGGTAGAAAAGTTTGTTGTACATTCTCTTCAAGTTCATATTTCTTCTCCTTCAATAGTGCTAGTAAATTATGTGTGTGCTTCTCATCTATCAGCCAGCCATTCTTGATCTGCTTCTGAATGATTGTCTGAACGTCATGCTCAAGCGTTACGGATTCAGCGCTGAAGTTTTTTAGTTCTTCCTCAAGGCACTCCAGAACACGGACAGTGACTGCTACGTCCTGCTCACAGTACGCAACCATCTCACAGCTCAGTTTTGACCAGTCCTCATGCTCACCTTTGGGGAAGCCCAAACGCTCACCCCATTGGCGTAGACTGTGACCGGCTTCTCTGGATGGGTCTGCCAGTCTTGACAGGACTAAGGTGTCGTACAGCTTGTAGCTGGACCAGTCAACTCCCCATAACTTAGACATAACTGGATAGTCAAACCCAATGCCGTTGTGAGCTACGATGTTCTCTACAGCATGTTCAGCTAACTGTGTTTTGAATGTCTCAGCATCGTACACAGTACCAAACAGATTAGTAGCGCAGCACCAAACAGTAGTGGGTTTTAACCCATCAGTCTCAATGTCAAGTATCAGAGTTTTGCTTTTTGATAAGTTCACTTATTGGCCTCAGTTCGTTTATCGGTACGTTGTAGCAGTCCGATTTTACCTTCCATCCATTAGAAGAGTCAACAGTTCCCTTCTCCATAAAGGTTGCTTTGTCAAAGTATTCTTCCTTTGGCAAGAAACCGAGTATCCAACCTACGGTCATGTCATTCCTGACCCGTGTGAATACGTACATGTCACACTTCTGTTTAGTGTTTAGGGCTGTGATGGAACACTCGTAGTCCAGCTTTGGGGTAAAACCAGTACGCTTAGATTTTACGTCAAGAGTGAGATCACCGTCAAGCACTAAATCATAATCATACGTGTTAGTCCAACCGCACATTTGTCCCTGCTCCTGCAAGTATTCATGTACTAAGCCTTCTCCTACAAACCCTACGAGATTGCCAGCACCTCTAGTGACTGAGTTTCTCAGGGTTCCCATCTCCATAGACTTTTCATGAGAAGTTGTCATGATGGGTGTTGTCACAACCCGTTCTATAATGTCGTCATAACTAGAAATCACCTATAACCTCCGCTGGTTTTTGTGTCTCCAACATACGTCCTGTGGTTTTGTCGTACTTCAGGTAACACGCTGGGCCTGTCAAGCCCGTATAGCGGTTCTTCAGCACTCGCACTGTCGTAGTGTTGCGAACGTCCTCATCGTCGTTCTGTTGATCCCTCTCCAGTCCCAACACAATGTCAGATAATTGAGCGATGGACTGTGACCCTCTGAGTTCAGATAGAGATATCTTCCCTCCGTCTTCATGGGCCTGTCCACCGCTACGCTTGAGGTGACTGACTAAGAATAGACCTACGCCCAACTCCTGAACCAGAGTCCTGAGTTTGGTCATGATTGCGTCTATGTTCTTACGCTCGTCACCGTTTTCCTGACTTGAGACTACGATTGACAGGTGGTCAAGGATGATCCACTTGCAGTCCATAGCCTTTGCCAAGTACCTTATCTGAGACATTAACGTCTCCTCACCAGTTGAACCCCAGTGGTCAAGCAAGTAGAATCTATTAGACCCTAACGTGCTTTCCCAATAAGGTTTGAAACTGGCGGTGTCTGCGTCCTCATCTAAATGTAATGGCTTGTTAGCTGCCATTGACATTAAACCCAAAGTAGTGCGGGACAGAGATTCCTCCAAAGCCAGTATACCGATGTTGTCCTCTGTGCAGTTGAACAGGAAGTATTCAATCTCTTTTACGAGTTGAGACTTGCCCATGCCACTGCCTGAGGTTATCGTCACTAGCTCAAAGGGTCTGACTCCTTTGGTCAAGTCATTTAGACCTGCCCATGGATACGGTATAGATTTAACCTTGCGAGCATTAATGAGATGATCCCATGTGTCTACACCCGCTACGATACCGTCAGGTCTGTGTGTCTTAGCGTCCCACCATGCCGCTGTAAAGTCCCTGATCTTGTTTGCCATAAGCATATCACTGGCATCCTTCAGGGGTAGCTTACAGACCTTCAGCTTGTTGGGGCTAAACAGATCCTTAACGCTGTCTACGGCTATCTGACCAGCCTTATCGTTGTCAAAGCACAGTACCACATTGTCGTAGCCTTCAAGCCACTCTAGCTGCTCTTTGATCTCTTTGGCTGCTGATGCCGCACCAGTTCGTAAAGACACTACGTCCCACTTCCTGTCAAACATTTCAGACACCGCTAGGCAGTCCAGCTCACCTTCGGTAATGGTAATAAACTTACCTCTACCTCTACAGGTGTCCTGACCAAACAGGCCCAGATTGTTGCCGTAGGAGCCGTTAATCATGAATTGTTTGTCCTTCACAATACGCACTTTGGTACAGACTGTCTCGCCTGTGTCCGCATCTTTGAAGGGGTAGTGGTGTTTTGCAATGTTACCTTTCTGGTCAAACTCTATACGCACACCAAACTTGCTACATGTCTCTTTGGACAAGCGCCTGTCGGGTATTGCTTCAATTACTCCAGTCATTTCCGTTACCATTACCTTTTGATAGGTTCCATTTGTAAATGAGGATGCAGTTACCGGAGTGTCGGTAGCAGGTTCAAAGTAGTCACATTCAGCGGTAAAGCAGTAAGCATGCCCGTCTGAATATCTTCCTAAATTGTCCTTACTACCGCACTTCGGACATTCCTCATGCCTTGTAAACTTGTTCTCAGACATGAGTTATGTTCTCCTTAGAAGTCTTCCGGTGATTCGCTAAGAGTTGTCTCCGCAAGATCTAAGACCTTTACCCTGTCAAGATACGTAGACGTACCGTGAACGGGATGGGGTTTACCATAGCTGTACAGGATACGTACATGCGAGCCTCTGGTTACGTCACCGTCAAAGGGTGTACCGTCCTCATTCAAGATGGGGACTGTGTACTGGCTGCTAAACTTACGCTGAGCAGTCCCTTCGTAGTCCCTAAGTTTCACACCTTCGGACTGTAGAGCTTCCGCTACGTCTTCCGGTAGGCTCAGGGTGAGCGTAAATTTACCAGTGGACTGTCCCTGCCACTCGTCATGCTTTCTTAGTGATTGAAAGGCCACTGTACCTTCAGCAATATGTTTCTGGTTCATATACCAATTACTCCATTAGTAGTTATCTTCAAAGTTATTGTCCTTAGTTTGGACGTACCGCAGTATATCAGCTTCGTCTATATAGTCAACCTCCCTTTCGTCTAATAATTGAATTGTGTCAATGTCCGTTACCAACCCGTCCAGTTCAAGCAAGGCTTCAACGGACACCACCAAACACGCACTGCACAAGTCTGTATAGTCTCCGCTGTGAGGATCTTTACGTTTCATTTCAGTATCCGTCATAGCATTGTTACAGGCTCTGCATCTGCTCATGATTATTCTCCTACCATGTACCAGAATCTCTTCTCATACATGTCCGTTAGTTCTAAAGGCGGCATTGAGCGGTACTTTTGCATCAAAAAGTCCCTCAGCATAGCGTGAAGCTCGTTAAACCTCAGGCTGTGTAGCTCATCGTAGGCTAACTCAGAGGCCATCTTCTTTTGGTGTTCCAGTGACATGTAGCCCTCCACAGGGCTTGTCAAGTCCATATCTTCTTTGTTCATGATTATTCCCTTTCAGTTAGACATGCCCAAGAGTAGCTTACTTCGTCCGCTATTGCAAGTGCTTGATCTATCTTTTGTGCAATTATTTGGCACTCGTACTGTGCATCGCTGGATATCCTTTGTTGCACCACTCGTGCAAAGGCTGCCAAAGATCCCGTCCAGTACCACTCAGTCATCATTGATTGAGGTAAAACCATACGGGCTTGCTCTGGGGCTACACCACTGGCTATCATGTTATCATAAACAGCTTCAGCTTTATCCATCAAGTCTTTGTATCTCATATCAAATCTTTCACCGTCGGGGCCTGTAAAGGATTCATCCGATGACCCTTGCTTCTTGTTGTCCGCACGTTTACGCCATGCTTCCGGTTGATGAAAAGTAGGTAAAAAGTCTACGTACCTTCGGCTAATCTCATTCCAAACTAAACCCACTTGATGCTTCACCAGTTGCCTAGCGACAAACACAGGTGCTTTGATCCTAAACTGAACCTGTACGTGTCCAAAGGGTGTCCAATGGTTATGGTTAGCCAGATATCTAATCAGTTTCTTGTCTCTACTACCGAACTCGTCTGACTCAGCAGCGAAGGACACTCTAGCCGCATTGACAACAGTAAGGTCTGACCCCATGATGTCTAATAGTTGTACTTCCATGTTACATAACTCCTATGGGTTGTAGTGGTGGGTCAAAGGTTGAAAACATGACGACGATGAAGATGCACCAGACTATCATAGCAGTCCAAAAGATGAGATCAAAGTCGTCTTCGGTGACATTACCTTCTGCAATGTCTACAAATACGTCATGTATGAACCTGTAGAGCCTTTTAAATATGTTCATCCGTTTACAAACTCCTGTCTAATGGTTAATTCAACAACGACTTCACCGTCAGGGTGATACCTGTACACTTCTACAAGTTTGTCCTTTAGCTGTAGCATTTCTGTGAGTTGCAAGCATTCACTTTCTTCGGACTCGTAGTCTCTGTAAGCAGTGACACAAGCAAGGACAAACTTTTTATGTTTCTTGACTACGCTGTCCACTACTTTGTGTGACCACCAGTAAGCCTCAAGTACATAGTCTGCCTCAGTGTCCATATCAAAACGGCTGTCTTCTTCTTCTTCTTCTTTTTGATTAACAGGCTGGACAGCATAACCGAGTGCTAAACCAACCCTACTAACCTCATTCTGTATTTCGGACACTTGTTTTTCCCCAATGTTGACAATCTTTTTAATTTCGGTGGGTGTCATTTTTATAAGGTCTCTAACTAAAATAATATTCTCTGCTTTAAGGGCGTTAATACAACGAGCAGATAAGTTTAAAACATCAATGCTACATTCTAAAGCCATTGTGGTATCTCCCTGTTTGTCCATCTCATGTCAATCTCTGTGCGTCTAGTCCTATAGTATGACTGATAAGCTATTATGGTGTCAAGTCCTCTACATTCGTCGTACATGCACTGTGGAGGGTCTATAAATGGTAGTTCTGGCAGGTCTTTGGGTATAACCTTGAGGTACTCTAGCTTTTCTCGCTCTGTCTTGTGAATCTTGCCGTATCTGTGCGTATATTCTGTAAATAACTCCTGTAGATGGTCTAAACCCCATTTGTAGGCAATCTGAGACGATCTGAGCCACTTTGTGCTTGGGTGGTTCTTATGGGTCATCTTGTAGACAAAAGGGGCTTGTGGCGTGTCTGAGAGCCTGTGAGCGGTACTAAGCATCTGGGCAGTCTCTAAGATCATTTTAACTACGTGTTTATCACATAGGCTTTGTGCTGCTGTCTTTGGGTCTTCGTGTACGTAGAATAGGTTCATTTTGTAGCCTCCAGTTTTATAATGATCTCGGGCCCTGTGGTTGTTGAAACCTTGTCCCCTGCTTTGACATAGTAACCGCTTTCAGCAGCTTGTTCAATGGCAGAGTAGGCATTGGCAGCTCTAAACGTGCCCCTGTTAGACCAGCTTAGACCACCTTTAGGCAACCAGTCAGCTTTGGGGACACTTTCCCATATCGTATAGGGTTGAGTGCGTTTGTTAGTGAACATAGAATTTTGGCTCATTGTCTAAAATCTCCTGAAGTTGTTCGTGATGGTCTAAAAGCAAACCGTGATCGTCTATGATAACCATAGCATGACGGTCTAAGTCAAGCAAGATGCCCTCAAGGAACGCTACGGCCTCTCTACGCTGAGACATCCCGAACTCTCTACCCTCTATGATAATCATACAAGAAGTCTTCCTCTGCTATCATACGCTCTCTTTGAGCTGTGTTTAAAATGTCCATTGCATGCAGCAAGGTTTTAGACTGTTCTTCCGTCAGGTTAGACTCAGATTCTCTGAAATCATACAAGCCTACGAACAACTTTAAGACCTCTTTGCGTGTTAGTTTTGGGTTGTTAGTCATCTTTCCAAGTCTCCCGTGATTCTTTTTCATACCTCTCCGCTACTTTGCGCTGTCTTTCCAGTGACCTACGCTCGCTTGTAACTGCCCTATAAAAGACATACAAGAACAATATCCCTATGATTTCCATGCTTTACGCCTCCTTAGGCTACCTTAGGTATCCTTTAGTATATTATCTATAGAATATATTCTAAAGGTACCTTAGGTAGATTTTACTGGTTGTCTCTGAACCTGTCAAGGTTTATTTTAGGTTTCTTCGTCCGGTATGCTGAAGCAAACCTCAACCCTTGTACCGTGTAGGTCTACACTAAGCTCGCTGTAGTTGTGCTCTACGTTGATAGGGCATTGCTTCAACCAGTCACCAAAAGCGCTGTCAAGGTATAAATCGTCCGTTTTCATAGTATTAACACCTCTACTGCTATGATGACCCCAAAGATTGCTGAAGATCCTACGAAGGACAGCAATGCGTCAAGTGCTACCGTTCTGTATAGTCTAGCCTTTGTCATGCTGTCACCGCGCTTGGTACTGGAATCTTGCCTTCCCAAATGCGTCGGGTTACTTCTAGCATGATCTGGTCAACGTGCGCTTGCGTAACGTGATCGTTTGGCATAGCCGCACAATCCACTAACCAAACGGTGTCGGTCATTCCTGAAACTAGGTTTTGAAAGTCTGTAAATTTGTTCATGTTATGCCACCTCCATATCTGTTACATAATGGTCTGCCAGTTCCTGCCAGTTGACTACACCTAAATCTATCAAATCCTGAAACATTGGGGGCACTTCTGATTCTTCAAGCATACCCCAGATTGTTTCCTCTATATAGTCAGCAAGTAAATGCTCACCGTCGTTCGCTACCTCTTGGAAATAATCGCCCATCCAAAGATTGATTACCCATGTTTCTCTGTTTGTCCATCCGTTATAATCTGTCTTTGTCATCTTGTGCTGCTCCTCTGTAAGTGATGTGGCTATAGTATCAACTCAGTTGGACAATGCAAGCACTGAATGTTGTCTATATAACGCACCATAAGTAAGACTTATAGTAGTCTGTAGGTCTTCCAATCGTTGCCAATCTGTGATAGGGCCAATGGTTGCCATAGGCTGTTATAGGCTACTATAGGCTCCCACTACTCCCCTCACACTTGCAAATGGTGTGCCAATGTCCCTAATGGCATGCTTCTTGCTAGACATGCAAGGACTGTGCCAACCTTAGGGGCCATGCAAGATCCGTGCCAACCTTAGGCA